AAGCTAGCCTTCACTCAATTTGGTGATGATGGATTTACAGAGTTAGTGGAGAATGCAACGTTTGGCGAATTGGAATTACATGCCCATCCAGCGATGTTAAAGGCATTTGCAAACATAGGAAGACGTATGGGTGAGGGTGGATTGGAAACAGTTATCACGGCTGATCAAAAAACTGATTATGAAACACAAATTAACGACTTAACTGCTGAAGCACATGCAGCTTTAGGCAAAGGAGATAGAATTAAGAGCGACCAACTATTCGCTCAAAGAGATAAGATTTCCCGAGAGCTTTACGGCTCTTAACAATAGTATCTTAACAACCTGTACCGTAGTTTTAGTTTCCCGCAAGGCAGACGACAACAAAAGTATGGCCCACTGAAGAGATGCACACACTTTAAATCAATGAGGTAAAATATGAGTACTTCTGTAGATACTGCTTTTGTAAGGCAATATGAGAAGGACGTTCACCATATTTTTCAACTTGAAGGTGGGCATTTACGACCGTCTGTAAGGATGAAAACTAATGTGGTAGGACGTTCAACAACTTTCCAAAAGATCGGAAAGGGAGCGGCTACAACCAAAGCGAGACACGGTGTTATCACGCCTATGAATCAATCTCACACTGCAATCGAGTGTGCGCTAGTTGATTTCTATGCTGGTGACTGGGTGGATCAATTGGATGAAGCTAAAATAATTCACGATGAGCGTATGGCCATTGCTAAGGGTGGTGCTTGGGCGTTGGGTCGAAAGGTTGATAATCAGATTATCACCACTTTGACTGGCACTTCTGAGACAACCATTACTTGGACTGTGACCTCTGCGGCCGCTGTTCGTAACGGCATGTTGCAAATGTCAGAAAACTTGGATGATAACGATGTGCCTAATGATGGTAATCGCTATGGTCTATTAACTCCTCGCGCATGGTCTATGGCTATGACTGTTGAAGAGTTTGCATCTGCTGATTACGTTTCTGCTGGTGGAATGCAGTTTGAAAAAGGCGCGGCTGTTGGAGCGGCTTGGAAGAACTGGATGAACGTCAACTGGAAGGTCCATACGGATCTGGCCGGTAAAGGCGGAGCTACTGCGGAACAGTTTGTTTATCACAAAAATGCGATTGGATATGCATCTGGTAAACATGCTGGCAACGTTGCAGCAAATGAGGGCGTGTCTGCTGATATTACCTGGCATGGTGATAGAGCTGCACATTTCGTTAACCATTCAATGTCTGGTGGTTCTTGTCTGATAGACACGACAGGGGTAATCCAAGGCAGCGTTGACGATACAGCAGCTATTCCAACATCTTAAGGGAGGTGACGACTAATGACTTTTAAAATGAAAGGCGCAACTGCCGCCACCAATACTAAGGTATACCTTCAACCCACCGCTGATGGTGCAGCTCCTGGGTCACGTCATTTTGAATACGTGACTGCGGATACTGCGGCAACTTGCGCGGCGAGCGGGTATATCACTAAAGCAACTGCCGGTCATGAAGAGGCATACGATATGCTTCAAGTCGGAGATCTTATCTGGATTTACACCGTAGGTTCGATTGATGACTCCATTACCGTTAGCGCTGATAAAGCGGCTGGCATTACTGATATTTCTTTACACGTTGTTCTTGTTAAGAGCGCGACTGTAATTAACTTATCAGATGACATGCTTGCATTTACAGTTACGGGCCAAAGCTCATAACTTATTCCTCCGAACACGGGGGCCTTGTGTTGGTTTGCGGGAGTGCATATTCCTTATTTCCAGATTTATACAAGGCTGCTGTGGTGTTTCCTGGGGTTCCCCGCATTGCGGTTAAAGGGGCCTCGGGTTTCATTAAGTCCTCAATTTTATTTGGTTTGCATCCTGGCAAATTAGATGGAATGAGAGAAGCCCAATTAAAGTTTCATTCAGATTTCACTGTTCATACGGCTGGAGATATTGAAGATTTCAATCGGTTTGGTAAGGCTAAGACTGGTTCTTACGATTGCCACTGGGGAGATTTAGGTGGTGGTTGTTCTGGTTGGTCTGGGGTGAAGATGGCGCTTAAGATGGGGTTTGATCAAGTTGTTATGTGCGGAATTCCTTTAGAGAAAGGGGGTTACTCAGATGGCATGTTTTCAAAGCATTTTCAGACTCAAAAGATTATCGACCGATATCGAGGTCATGTTTTAAAGGATTCAGAAATACACCCACAAGTAATTTCAATGAGTGGCTGGACAAGGGAAATATTAGGTGATCACTTTATACTTGATGGAAAAACATCCTCGATGTGAAGCTGTTATTAGCGCTTGCAAAGAAGGATTAGAAAAAGCTGGACACCCAACTCAAATACGATTGCATAATGAGTACATCTGCCCTGAATCAGACATAGCGGTGTTCTATGGTTATTTTGACAACGGTCTTAAGATCATGGAAGAGTACAAGAAAGCTATTTATATTGATTTAGGGTATTTCCCTTGTCCTGGGAAGGATAGTAGGTTTACGTGGTATCACAAAGTTAGTGTGAATTCGCGCCATCCTATCGAGTACTTTCAAAGGGTAAAGCATCCAGATGACAGGTTTAAAAGGTTAGACCTTGAGATCAAGCCCTGGCAGATGGGGGAGAATATCTTATTAACGGGTATGTCAGGCAAGGGTGCAAGAGCTGAGGGTTACGGGCCTTCTCAATGGGAAGATAAAACCTCCGAGCTGATGTTTAAAAATACCTCAAGAGAGATTATCTACAGGCCAAAACCTAACTGGCTACTTTCACGTCCTGTCAATAAGGCTAATTACGCAAATGTTAAGACTCCTTTAAAGGAAGCTTTAGTTAACCTCCACGCCTTAGTTGCCCACCATTCTAATTGTGCGATAGAGGCCTTAATCAAGGGTATCCCTACGTTTGTATTGGGCGGTTGCGCTAAGCCATTATCAAGCCAGAATTTCGCTAATATTGACAACCCATATTACCCAGAAGATAGATATCAATGGGCTTCTGATCTTGCTTATACCCAGTTTACGACTGAGGAGCTTGCAAGTAGATTGCCTTGGGATATTTTATGTGAAGAGGGGGTAATATGATTGTCGGGCTTGCGGTGGCTAACAAGCCAAGAGAAAGGATTATATTTAGTGCTTTTGCTGAAGGTTTGCGGGGGGATGATACCGTTGTATTCACGAATAACGAGACTGTTCCTAATTGCGATGTTTTATGCATGTTTGGCGTAAAGAGTAAGAGATTATTTTATGAGTGTTTAGAAAAAGAAGTGGTCCCTATCATGGTGGATAAGGGTTACACCAGAAGGCCGCAAAAGGGGTCTAAGTTTTGTGAATATTCTCGCGTAGCTGTGGGGGCTCATCATCCAACCGATTATATTACGATGGCTGAACACTCTACCGATAGACTGGAAAAGCTTGGAGTGGAGCTAAAGCCTTGGAAAACTGGACCTTACATTTTGCTGGCAGGGTCGAGCGCTAAGTATCATGATTTTTACAATATGAAATCGCCTCTTGCCTGGGCTAAGGGTGTTGTAAAAGAGATTAAGATTCACAGCACAAGACCCATTGTTTATCGTCCTAAACCCTCGTGGAAAGAAGCCCAGCCGATCAAAGGAACTATCTGGTCTAAGCCGAGTGACAAGTTATGGTTAGATTTAGAAAGGGCGGGGGCAGTTATTACTCATGGCTCTAATATTTGTTTTGAGGCCATTATCGCAGGAGTACCTTGTATTATTTTAGGGGAGGGAATAGCCAAGCCTATCTCTTCTTGTAAGATTGAGAATTTAAACGACCTTTGGCACGCACCAGACGAGCAAAGGATTCAATGGTTATCCAATCTGGCCTACTGCCAATGGACCAACAAGGAGTTTGCCAGCGGTGAAGCTTGGGAGACAATAAGAGGTCAGGTTTATGAAAATTAGAGTGCTAGGAGCTGGAATATACGGCTGTCACATTGCCCTATCCTTGATTAACGAAGGCCATACGGTCGAAGTACACGATATAGCGAACAGAATCTTTGCTGGGGCCTCGGGGGGTATACCGGCAAGACTTCATACTGGGCAACACTATCCACGGTCAGGCTTAACTAGGGCGGCTTGTCAGAAGCATGTTAAAGAGTTTATGTCGGTTTACGGGCATTTAACTCATTGCGTGAAAACTAATATTTATGCAATAGCCGAATATGATTCTTTGGTTGATTTCGATACTTACTGCAAAGTCTTAAAAGATGAAATTGAATACATTAAAATTCATGATCCATCTGAGTTTGGATTAAAGAATGTTGAAGGGGCTTTACTTACGGGTGAAAGACATCTTGTTATCAATAAAGCGATTATCTATTTCAAAGAACAATTAAAAGATCGCTTAAAATTAGATATGCCTGGGGGGATTCCCCATAGTAATGAATTTGATTTAACCATCGATTGTACGTTTTGTGCAAATGAGGCTTTGAATATAGACCGATACGAGCCTTGTGTTACTGCGATAATGGAGGGGCCTTGTGATATTGCGGTAACTATAATGGATGGGCCTTTCGGTAGTTTATATGCTTGGGATGAGGACTTAGATTTAAGTAGTTTAACCTCTGCCAAATACACGCCATTTAGTAAAACCTGTAAGACTTGGGCTGGAGCTAAGAATCTTTTAAACAGTCAGTCCCTAAATGATATTAACGACCGTTCGGCATTAATGATCGAACAAATGAGAAACTACTACCCTGCTATTGATGAATACAGGCATATTGATAATAAACTGTCTATTCGGGCAATGCCTAGATCTGGATCTGATGCCAGGTTAGTTTCTGTTGATGTTAAGGATAAGGTTGTTACGATACGAGCAGGAAAGATAGACGCCATATTAGATGCTGAAAAAGCTGTAAAGGGGATTATAAGTGATTGCTGTGACGGGAATGGGATCGACGATAATAAAAGAGCTGTCGGCATACGATGAGATTATTAGGATAAACAAGGCTATTCCAGATGTAGATTTATTTGTATTAGCGGCTGGGGTGATGAAAGGCTTGCAATGGTTGGAACAGAACCATGAAGATATTATTGAAACCTTTCTAGTGAACACGTTCACGCCGGTTACTTTGTGTGAGCAGATATTTACATTAAGGCCTCATGCTAGAGTTTGTATTGTAGGTAGTGCATCTGGATTTAATGGGTCTTATGATATGGCTTACGCAATGTCCAAGAGTGCAATCCATACTTACGTAGAGACAAGGCCGATAGACGAAAAACAGAGGTTATTTGCTGTAGCGCCTGGGATTATCAAGGACTCCAATATGGCCAAAAAAAGACACGATTACGCTGAGATCCTAAAGGGGGATTACATTACGTCAAAAGAGGTCGCTAAGTGGATTATGGGCGGATTAGTTGAAGGGACGACAGGCGAGGTCATTAGATTATGATCACAGTGGTTACTGCATTTACTAAACACTATACTTACGGTCTAACCTTCCTTGAGCGGTTTTTCCAGTATTTCCCTCGGGAAGTAAATTTAATTGTCTACGTCGAGGAGCCGGTTGAATTAGAGTGGGGTGAATGCAGATTAATCCAAGATGTTCCTGGGTACACTGATTTCATGGAGCGAAACAATACTCCACTGTATACAGGGCAGATGCCCGTGGATATTTGGGAGGCTAAAGCCAGAAGATACGAGTACAGCTATAAGCATGATGCTTGTAAATTCGCCATTCAGGGCTTCTCTCCATTGTACGCGGCTGAAGGCTTGGAAGGTCATATGATCTGGTTAGATGCTGATGTGTTTGCTTATAAGCCAGTTACTAAGGAGTTTCTGGAAAAACTCTTGGACGGTGACGTTACATTCCTTGGTCGACGTAAAGCTCACTCAGAATTAGGCTTTGTTGGCTACAAACTACCCGAATCATTGCCGGTTTTACAGGCGTTCTACGATTACTATAATACTGATGGGTTCCAGAAATTAAAGGAATGGCATTCCGCTTATATTTTCGACAGATCATTAGATCAATGTGATGTCAATAAGTGTAACCTTACGCCCAAAGGAAGCGGGCATGTTTGGTTCCAGTCACCTTTAGGCCTTTGTTTAGATCATTGTAAAGGCAGAAGAAAGGATATCGGGTTCTCAAAAGAGGTGAAGAAATTGGATTTTGAAGAAATGTTTCCAGAGTTCGCAACAACCCTATTAGGAGGTAAAAATGCGAAAAATGACGAGATGTAAGCCAGGCAATCTGGTGATGGCGGAAGCGGTTCCCTTTGGTCAGAAATGGACCTACTACAATGAACACCCCATGACTGATATGATTAAGCCTGAATACTACTCATTTGTGGCCACACAGATTAGAACTGGTGATTCTTTGCGCATAATGAAGATGGCTAAGGGCAAGGTCGGGGCGGTAACTGACCTATTAGTGATCGCTGAAGACCAGTTTCATATCATGCATGGTCCTATTATTTTCGATAAGGATGATGGCTACCAGATTGAACAAAAAGACGGTAAGTGGATACTTTATGAGTACGAGATACCACTGAACACTTATTCAACTAAGCGAGAAGCCGAGAAAGGATTAGAGTACTTCTCTGGCACTGAGGGTAAGGTTTCTAATGGCTAGTGAAGTCAGTATTATCAATCAAGGGCTTTATCGGGTAGGGGCTAATCCAATCGTAGCGCGAGATGGTTCTGGAGATAATGAGGTAATTGCTAACGCGATTTACGACCATCATAGGGATTACCTTTTACGCCGGCATACTTGGAATTTTGCGACTAAGCGAATCCAACTGGCCCGGTCTGCCAATACTCCCCCATTTGGTTATGATTACCAGTATCCTTTGCCTTCTGATTATATGCGTACTATTACTATTTCGGATAATACGAATGGTACGGGTACGCTTATATATAAGATTGAAAACGATGTATCGGATACCAGAGTCATAGTAACTTCAGCGATTGAAGTATATATGAAGTATGTAGCGAAAATCACTGACCCTGCCCAGATGGACCCTGATTTTCAGGAATGCTTATCGTTGAAATTAGCTTCAGTTTTTGCTCTTAAAATTGCCCAGTCTTTAAGTTTACATAAAGAGATTAAAGTTGAGCTGAACTCTGCTTTACGGGCTGCTCGGGCTGTTGATGGGCAAGAGGACTTGGCTGATCAAATGCCAGAAGGTTCCTGGTCGATGATTAGGAATGGTGGATTAGCGGGGGATATTGATGCCACGAGTTAACCCTTTATTTGGTGACTTTTCCTCTGGTGAGATAGGGCCTCGAATGCTGGGGCGGGTGGACTTTGAGAAGTACCCTAATGCGGCCGAGATTGGAGAAAACCTATTAACGGCTCCACAAGGGGCTTTTTACCGGAGACCTGGAACGAGATATGTGGCGGAGACTAAAACGTCGACTAACAAGTCTTATTTGTTCCCGTTTGAGGTTGGTGTTGACTCTCAATATGTAATCGAAGGTGGGGCCAATTATTTCAGATTCTTTCGGGACCAAGGCCAGTTAAGCGTTGCTGACACTGATGCGGCCATTGTTAACGGCGCTTTCCCGTCTGGAATTACGAGCTGGACCGATAGATCAGGGGCCAGCAGTTCAATTGCTCACGATGCCACTAACTTAAGGTTGAGTCTGATCAGCAATGGCACAACTGATGGCCATGCGGAACAATCGGTTACTATAGACTCAGCCTACACAGCGGTAGCGCATGTATTAAGATTTAGAGTTTATGGGGTCCATGGTGATTTCGTAAAATTAAGGATAGGAACATCCTCAAAAGGGACGGAGGTAGTAAACGATGTTGAGCTTGGCGTTGGTTTTCATGCTTATACTTTTACACCAGGAGCAACAACATTTTATGTCCAATTCCTGCATACGCGTGCGAAAACGATTGGAATAGACGATGTTGATATATTAGACAATGTGCCTCTTGAGTTAGTGACTCCTTACACGGCAGCCCAGATACAGACGTTCGCTAGACCACAAGCCAACGATGTTATGTATATTTTCCCAGGGGCAACTACAGCGCCATATAAGCTTATTAGGCGAGCGGATACTTCTTGGTCACTTGAAGAGGTGGGCTTTATAGATGGGCCTTACCTTGATCAACACATAACCTCAATCTTACCAGCCAATGGAACGACAGGTATTGGGACCTTTGCTGAATTT